TTGTCGCACTTAGACTTATCTAAACTCCAAACACCTTTTAAACAAAACATATTTGAAATCTCCAAATCCTTAGACATTTGTTCTGCAATCTCGTTAAGGTTGTAGTCTGAATTACCGTTTTTAAAGAAAGCATCGTATTTTTCTTTGTCTATTCCCTCGTAATTTAATCCTCCAGAAGTAGTATAATGTACTTTTGAGTTAATTATCCCTGATTGAATAGCAGAAGATTGGTAAAGAAAATTTAAAAAATAAGGATAAAGATTATCCAACCCCCAATTTATTACATTTTCCGTTAAATTGTCGCTTTCAGTTGGGTTTGGAATTGAAACATTCTTGTCAATAAAGCCACTTTTCAATTTAGACATAGTTTATTGTATTTGTAGTGTTTATAGTGTAATAAGTTCCGTCAGGAAACTCAGTTACAACTTCTGCTTTACCTTTTATAAGCATAGTTTTACCCTCAGTTGTGGTTGTTTCATCTTCACTTTCATATATTGAAAAGATATAATTGCCTTTTAGCAAATCCACATTAGTAGGTAAAGTTAATAAAAATAAATCAAACCTATTTGTACTACTTTCAGCAGTCAAATAGAAGTTGAAATATTCTCTTTTTTGTTGATGAAAAAATGAAAATAGAAAATTAGGATTCGTTATCGTTACTAACTGGCTCAACGATACTGCTATCTTGTTTGTTTCGTTTAGTTTTAATAGTAACATATAAGTGGTCTAATTTATCTCTTTTAAAAATCTCAATATTTTCATCACATATAAGGATAAGTCTACCCAAAGATTCTGAGTAAACTTTTCCCCCTATGTATTTTTGTTTAATTTTCATTAAATCGTTGGTAAATCTACCGTTGCAATACTTGGTGCAATAGCAGTTTCTTTTCCTACTAGATTAATCACAACTCCGTTTAAGTCCTCGTAGTTCATCCCAGTAGTGATAGCAGATGTTTCAACAGTCATTCCGTTAACAACTCCATAAACAAGATTATTTCCGTTTTCTTTTTCTTGGATAACGGTAATAAAACCTTTTGAAATCAAATCAACTAAATCTCTTGTTGCTTGGCTATCATCTTTTAAAGTAATAGCACAAGTTGAAGCGAAAAAGATTGAATTGTTCTCTCTTGAGCGTGTAGGAGTTTCTGTGAAATCAATAGAAGCCATATCAGGAGAAATCCTAAAGGCTTTTCCAGCAGTAACAGTTAAAGCAGTTACTACGTTATTTGCAATGGTTATTGCGGTTTGGTTTTCTGTGTTGTACACTATAACCGACTTTGTGCCCCCGAAAGAAGCACAAGCCGACTTAGTAAACCCAGCTGATAATTCACAACTCATAGTTTATTATTTTTTATTTAGCTATTAAGCTAAGGTTAATCTCACAAAATACTCAGAATATACATACTGTACTCCACTTCTGAATAAGTTTCTAACTCTGATTTTTTCAGACTCTTCAAGATATTTAACAGTAAGTCCATCTAAATCTGATTCTAAGTCAGTTCCAAAGAAAATATAAGAATAAGGTACTGCATACATCTTACCTAATCCGTTCAATTGTGGATAAGTTCTAACTGTAATGTTAGTAGTTGGAAGTACAAAACTCATTTCAGAACCTTCTTCAGTTACTGCAATAGTAGAAGCGTAATCTTTATCGTTGTAAATCTGAGAAAGGATTGCGTTTGCTTCTGCTCTACCAGTAATGATTTCAACAGACGCTCCGTTGTCAAACAATACTGCTGGAATTGCATCGTAAACTTTTTTCGCTAAATCGAATCCGTTTGTTGCATCAATAGCAGTTTCAGTAGTAGTAACTTCCACTACATTTGCATCGTTATCCCAAAGTTTTATAAGTCCATCATAGTGAGCTAAATCAGCGTTTGCAGATAAAGTATCTCCTTTGAAAATCAAATCTTGGTTTTTAGCTTTTGTTTGCTTAACAATATAAGCAGTTAAAACATCTTCCAAAGGCAAATCTCTGTCTTGTCTGTTTGCTCCGATTGATAACAATAGTTGAGCCCAAGTATCTTCCAAAGTATCGTTACACAATGAAGTGTTAACCATCAATCTCTTTGTAGAAATATCTTTACCATCAAATACGATAGTTCCACTTTCAGTAGTTGAACAAGCATCTCCAGATTGAAGTGCTAAATCAGAGTTCAATAACTTGATTGTTTGGCTTCCTTTTACATTTTCAAGTACGTTAATTCTTGAAGTAAATCCAGCACCATACAATAAATCTGCATATATATCAGCAGACTGTGCATCAACGTATGCTGGTAATTCAGTTACATCGTAACCAAATTTGTCTTTTATTCTGTCTTTAATATTTTTCATTTTTCTTATTTTGTAAATTCTCTCCAAGTCTTAGTACTCTTTGGAGTTGTGTTAAATTTTCTTTTGTTTTCTTTGTCCAATTCTCCAACTAAAGTTTCGATTTGTTTTGCGAAAACTTGATTTTGAGATTTTAAAGTTTCAATTTCTTTTTTGAAAATTTTAGACATTTCAGCTACAACCTCTGCAACTGCTTCTGGAGATACTGCATCTGGAGCAACATCTGCTGGTATTTCTTTAACTGGCATTTCTTCAATAGCAGTTATAATTCCATTACCATCGACAGTTAACATCATTGTAACTCCCTCCATTTCTATTGAGTGCATTCCCTCAGGTGCAAGGATTTCTCCCTCTTCGGTTACAACTCTCAATTCTGTTCCTACTTCAAGTGCATCAGTCCAAGCAACCTCTACTCCCTCAACAGTCGTTGCAGTTTCAAATTTTGCTTTACCGAAAACCATCTCAAATAGGGATTTGCTTTCTTTTTTCATTTGTGTTTGTTTTGTTTTTATAAATTTTTTGTCGAACCAACCCTCAATAGAGAATCCAACGTGTTTACCATTTTTAATATCATTCCAAGCCTTATCATTATCTACTTTGTAACTAACTATCCAAGAACCATCTTTTAGGTTCTGAGAATCAAATTTACTCGGTGCTTTTACTCCTCTTGCATTATCCACGAAATAAGACTCAAACAAATAGATATCTTTTATCTGCTTATTAGAATCGTGCATCTCATTTACGTTATTCAAGTAACCACCTTTAAACATTTTCTGAGCAATTTCATAAGTATCTTTCTTAGAAAATACAACGTAATGCTCTCCGAATTGCTCATCTCTACGGTAGATAGGCAAATCAACTGCAATAGCAACCCCAGTTACAACTCTTTTTTCTTCATTAAAATGATATTTTACTTTTTCAGTTTGTCCATTGAAATACTCAAAGGCTTTCATATGTGCTGGAGAATCCACTAAAGCAATGAAATCCATCCCTTCCGTTTCTTCCGTTAATATCATTTTGTATATTGGTAACATATCTATATGACTAAATTAAATTTATATTTGTAGCTTAAATGGTTGCAATTCTATCTACTTCGTTTCTTCTTGTTTGCATAGCTTGTAATTCGCTTTCAACTAACACTACTTTTGTAGTAGGTATTTCCGTTCTTCCGTTTCCAGTGTTGTTTCCAGTCGGAGCAGTTCCACTCGTTGTAATTGTAGGTGTAGAAAAAGTAGGAGGAGTAATTCCACTCCCTCCACTCATTCCACCTCCAGGAATCTTAGTCGATACTATTTTTTTAATACTTTTAATTCCGTTTGCTATTGCAACTCCAGCTGCTATCGGAGCAAGTACTGGTCCAACTACTGGAGTTCCCACAACAGAAGCATAAGCTTGTTGAGCACCTAAATAAGTGGATATTGTTGTTTGAGCAATAGCAGCAGCTTTTCCAACCTTACTACCCTCTCCTACTAAAGAAACAATTGAACCCAAAACATCAGCAGTAGCTCCTAAAGCTTGGTTTACTTCTTCTTGCTTTAATTTCTTTTTAAACTCCAATTCATCTTCAGCAAGTTTTTTGCTTTTTTCAGAATAAATATTGTTTATTTGGTCTATTTGTTCTTGAGTAGCTTCTGCTAATTTTAATTTTTCTAAATCTAAATTCTTTTGAATTTCTAATTCCTTTCTTGCTTTCTCAAAAGTATCTTCAATAGAATCTAAATCAAACTGTTTTAATATTTCATTTATACTTTCTTGGTTTTGCTTTAATTTTTCTTCGTCTGCTAATCTTTGACTTTCAATTAAAGCATCTAATTCGGTTTTCTGATTAATTTTAAGTTGCTTTTCTAATTCAGTATTTTTTCCGTACTTTTCAATCAAAGCATCTAATTCTCTTTTTTGCTCAGTTTCTAATTGAGTAATTGCTCTTTGGTTTTCGTTCTCAATTTCCTGATTTTGTAAGTCTTGAAATTCTTGTTTAAGTTCTTTTAATTTAGCTTGTTTCTCCTCTTCAAGTTTAGCAATTTTATCATCTTCTTTTTTCTTCTCATCAATTGCTTTATTACTCGCTTCCTTTCTTTTTTCTTGCTCAGCCAAAGTAAATCCATCTCTTTTGTTTTGTAATTCAGCAAGTCCTTTTTCAGCCTCTAAAATAGTTGCGTCTGCTTCTTTACTTACTTCTTCAGGGTCAAATATTAACTCTGCAACTCCTTGCGTAAAATCATCAGCTAAATTTGTTGCAATATCTCCAAGTCCAGGAATAAAACTTAAGCCATAAGTAATTGCGTCAACCGTTGCTAAAAGTAGAGTAAGTGGAGCAGTAATAAAAGCTATTATCCCTTGTAAAATATTTCTGTTTCTTTCAGAAGCTTCTACTTGAGTTCTCTTTTGCATTTTAGCATTCTCAATAGTTTGCCTTTGTTGTTCAAGTTGAATATCTAACTGAGCCAATTTCATATCCAAAATCTCCTTCTCACTTTTACCAGCTAACCTTAAAGTGTTTTCAGTCGCATCAATATTATCAAGGTTTGCTTGAGTAAGTTCTTTTTCTTTTTCTAAATCTTTATTTCGTTTCTTTTGCTCACTTGATAACCCACTAACTGCTCCTTTAATATCATCCCAATAAGCCATAATAGTTCCTAAAGCCACAATAATTGCACCTACTCCAGTTGCAAGAAGAGCAGTCTTTAACCCTTTCATTGCCTTAGTGGAAGTTCCAACTGCTAAAGAATAAGCCTTTTGCACTCCAGTTAAAACTTTGGTTTTTACAGAAAGTAAAGAAGTAAGGAAAGCAGAATCTTTTAACCCCATTTTTCTGATTTTCTCAAAACCCTCTAATCCCTTTGTAATACCCTCTAATTTTACATAAGTTTCAATTAGTTTATCATTACTTCCGCCCAATGCAGTAGTAACTCCTAAAAATGCTTTGTACCCTTGACCAACTCCCTCAGCAATATCTCCTAATTCCTGAGCAGTCTTTTTAGCTTCTTTCTGTACAAGTTGCAAGTCAGAAACCATATTTTGCTTCTGTGCTTTTTTAATACGGAACTCTTGTAAGGCAATGTTATTATCTTTAATAGCAAACTTTAATTCAACCATTTGCTTTTTAATACTTGCTTTAGCAGATAATTGACTTTTTGGAAGCTCATTATATGTATTTGTAAGGTCTTGTAATTCCTTTTTAAACTGGATATTGGTTTCGTTTAACTCATTAGTTTCATCAATTATATCTGATATCCCAGATTGTAATTTTTTGATTTCTTTATATGAGTTACCTCCATCTACTTGTAAACTTATTGCTACTACTTCTGCCATAATTATATTATTTCTCTCATTGTACTATTAACATAAGTAACACCACCAGCGTTATTTGTTGATATTGTTCCTGTATTACCGTTTTCGCCTGTTACTGTAAATCCTGTTTCATTTTTAAAATGCCAAGTTTCTTTTAAGTCTGTTGTGCCTGATGGATAGTAAGTATCTTTATCAACTATTATTTCAGGTGTAGTTCTTGCTGTATTCCAAATCTGTAAATTTTTGATTTTAAAAGAACCATTAGTAGTAAGATACTGAGCAAATCCAGAAATATTAGTGTTAATTCCTGACATAAATCCACTATCAACAGTCCTTGGATTTGTAACTAATTGGTCAACTCCATCTATTATTAACCTCATCCCTGTAATTGAATCCATTACGAATGAAATGTGATACCAAGTTGATGAAAGCCAGGTGTCAGAATCTGAATTAACACCAGCGTAACCTGGCGCTCTTGTAAATACACTTATCTTTGCGTTAGATGCCATAAATATATACAACTCATTGTTTGCAGTATTTACTCCATCTCTTGTGATTATTGGATAAACAGTTGAAGAACCAGATATGTCTGAATTTGGCTTCCACCAAAATGATATTGTTCTGATATTATTTAGAATAGTACTCCCTAAATTAATTTTGTCATTATCAGATGTTGTTAACGAGTTAAAATTAATTGCCTGAATTACTAAATTAGAAGTTGATGGTTGTGCGTATATTCCGTGTCTTAATATCATACTAATTCCCCTATTAAATTCCATTCATTCTCTGCAATCTTCAACAAAGATGCACCACAATTAATTCTCCCCATTTCAAGTAAATTATCAACCGAGTAAATTGTCACTCCACCACTTGCAACAAAGTCTAAAGTTTCTGCTTTTTTAGTGAAGAAAATTTGAGTACCTATTGGAAAAGAAACGTCTGCGTTTGTTGGTATTGTTATTGTACAATCCCCATCATTTTGTAAATTCTTGTTTTTGTCTGTCAAAAGTAACGCTCTTGTTCCTACCGTTATGGTTTCAATTAACGTGTCATCTCCTAATAACTCTTTAACCTCTGTAACACTTAAGTCTGTAATCTCTGAACCACCACCACTAAGCCTACCTACT